ATGATTAAATTATATAAAGCACAATTTACCTCATCAACAGGAACTGCATACTTCTATAATCCAACTCTCAATGAAAGTAATGGATATGTTCAAAAATTAAATAATAATCCATTAGTAACATTACCAAAAACTGCCACTCTTGGAATTACTACGACTACCAATGCATCATTAATTAGTGTATTATCAAATGGTAGAAAGATTGCTGGTTCGCAATCTTATGTTTATGGGTATGTAGTTGGTACAGGAAGTTCCGTATCAACAGTAGGACTTACTACTGGTGGAAAAAATTATGTGACTGATTCTAGTGTGGGTACATATAACATTGTTGGAAATGGTTCTGGATTAGTATTGAATATTTCTGCCACTAATGGCACAATTACTGGAACACCAACAATCGTATCTCCAGGAAATGGATATGCTGTTGGAGATGTTGTTGGTATTGTAACTTCTGATGTTTCTTCTCAAACTGGATCTAATGCCAGAATTACAATAACTGGAAATAATAATAGTGTTGATACTTTATATCTTTCTGGGGTTCAGGGAAGTACCAGTAGTTTTGCTACTGGAATTGGGGTAAGTTACTATAACGATGCAGGAACACTAGTATCACTTGCAAGTACTACTATTAGAAGTTTTTCGCAACCTAGTAATCAGTATTCCGGCAATTACATTAGAGTAAGTCATTTTGATCACGGAATGTATGGAAATACAAATAAAATTATTATTAAGGATGCTCAATCAAGTACGGCACCAACTACTCTTTCAGCAACATTAACTGCTGAAGAGACATCAGTAATCAGTGTTGGTAGCACTTCAAACTTTGGAACTTTTGAAGGAATTGCAGTAAGCACTGATAATCCAGGATATGTGAAGATTGAGAATGAAATTATCAAGTACACTCAAGTTGCTAATAGCACATTAACGATTGCTACTAGTGGAAGAGGAATTGACTCAACTCGTATTTTAAAATATGATACCAATACTCCAGTATATGTATATAAGTATGAATTAAATGGAGTCTCTTTAAGAAGAATCAATACTACTCACGATATTAGTGACTTGGATATTGGTATTGATGGATATTATTTACAAATTGATAGGTCTACAAATGGGATTGATAGAGATACTGACGGAACCCCATCAAACATGCCAGAGTTATCATTTACAAACGAAGCATTTTTGGGTGGTTCTAATGTCAGAGCAACAGAAAATATTCAGTATAGTGCATTAACTCCAAATTATAATATAATTACTCCAGGCAACGCAACTTCAGCAACTGCAACAATTAGAACAGTAACTGGAACCAGTGTTGATGGAAATGAAACTTCGTTCTTAAATAATATATCTGAATCTGTCGAATTAAATAAATTAAATAAATTAAATTCAACAAGAATTGTTTGTTCAAAAATTAATGAGACTACCTATCTTTCTGGAAACAAATCATTCACTACCGGAATAACCTTCAATACAAAAGATTCTAATTTATCACCTATAATTTATACCAATACTGCATTTACGGAATTTAGAACAAGTCGTTTAAATAATCCAATTTCGGATTATGCTTCTGATAATAAAGTTAATTCATTGTTATACGATCCACATGCTGCTGTATATGTATCAAACACTGTAAATTTGACTAATCCTGCAAGATCCCTGAAGGTAATTCTTTCAGCATATAGACATGCTTCTGCAGACTTTAGAGTTCTTTATAGTTTAATTAGAGCAGATTCGAGTGAAGTTTCTCAAGAATTTGAGTTATTTCCAGGATACGATAATTTAGCATATACTACTGCAGATGGATATTCTGTTGTTAATTCATCCAAAAATAGTGGAAGGTCCGATACATTTGTAAGTCCAAGTTTGGATAACCAATTCCGTGAATATCAGTTCACTGCAGATAATCTTGATTTATTTACTGGATATACAATTAAGATTGTAATGTCTGGAACCAATCAAGCATACCCACCAAGAATCAAAGAACTTAGAACACTTGCAATAAGATGATAAGAGTAGAGGGGCATCAAAATCTTTATAGGGATGAAAAAAGTGGAGCAATTGTAAATTGCGATTCTAGTGCATATAACCAATATTTAAACTCATTATCAATAAGAGATTCTCAAAAAAGAGAGTTGGATGAGATGAGAAATGATATTGATGAAATTAAATCACTTCTCAAGGAGTTATTGAATGGATCCAAATAGTATTGATTTAGAAAGTATTGATAAACTTTTTCAATATGAAAAGCATTCTAGAGTAATAGACCAATTAAATCAAGATGAATTGAAAGAGTTTGCAAAATTATATTGCAAACTATATCTTAAACAGCAAGAGGTAATAGTATCTCTGGGTTCTTTATAGATATAAATAGAAAGTAGATTTTCAAAATGGTTAAATGGCAGCAGTATATGTTAGTAATCTAGTAATAAATTCTGGTGCGGATTTTTCACAGTTTTTTAACTTAGAGGGTAATGATACTAATTCTGCATTGAATTTAACCGGATATGGAGTTACTGCACAATTTAGAAAATGGTCTGGCAGTTCAACTTCTGTAAGTTTTGGTACTAGTATAACTAGTCCCCCAACTAGTGGACAAATAAGACTAACACTGGGACCCCAACAAACTAAAGATTTAAAATCTGGTCGATATGTGTATGACATATTGATTACTGATAATGATGGAATCAAAACAAGAGTGATTGAAGGAATGGTTCTTGTGAGGGAGGGAGTTACCCGATAATGTCCGACATAAGAGTAAGAGTTGGTCAACAAAATTCAATAAAGGTACTATCTAGTGTTTCTGGTGGATCGGCATTTGCTGAAAATTCCAGAACTGCCATTAATGTAATTGGTGGAATTGCATCAGTTACACAATTAAATGTTTCTGGTATCACATCTGCACAACAACTAAATGTTTCTGGAATATCAACTTTTGTTGGTGTAGCAACTTTTATTAGTGATGTTTATATTGGTGGAGATCTTTATATAAGAGATGATTTAAAATTTGATGAATTTACTGCTAGAAATGCAAATATAACTGGAATTGCAACTGTTTCAAGTGCTTTTTATTATGGGCAATATAATACTGGGGGAGTTGCTTATTTTGATTCCACTGGTCGTATGGTTTCCACTGGTTCAACTAGTTCTGCAATTAATTATACCAACTATATACTTACAACAGATAATGTTGGAATTACTACCTGGTCAAGCACAATAGATGGGGGAGAATACTAATGGCAAAACCAGCAAGTAGGCAAGAACTTATAGAATATTGCTTAAGGCGTCTAGGTGCTCCTGTATTGGAGATTAACGTTGATGATGACCAGATAGATGATTTAGTTGATGATGCCCTTCAGTACTTCCAGGAAAGGCACTTTGATGGTGTCGAAAGGATGTATCTGAAATATAAAATTACGCAAGCAGATCTTGACAGAGGTAGAGGTAGAAACACTAATGGAGTTGGTGTAACTACAACTACGGCAACATCAAATGTTGCTGGAATTGGAACCGTAACATATAATTTCTATGAAACTTCAAACTACATTCAAGTACCAGATTCTGTTATAGGTATTGAGAAGATTTTTAAATTTGATACTAGCTCTATTTCTGGTGGAATGTTTAGTATTAAATATCAGTTATTCTTAAATGATTTGTATTATTTTAACTCTGTTGAACTTTTACAATATGCTATGGTCAAATCATATCTGGAAGATATTGATTTTCTATTAACTACAGATAAACAGATTAGATTTAATAAAAGACAAAATAGACTATATTTGGATCTTGACTGGGCATCACAAACTGCAGACCAATATATTGTCATTGATTGTTATCGAATATTAGACCCAAATACATTTACTAATGTTTATAATGATAGTTTTATTAAAAAATATCTTACGGCATTAATTAAAAAGCAATGGGGACAAAATTTAATTAAATTTAGAGGTGTTAAACTTCCCGGTGGAGTTGAATTGAATGGTAGAGAATTATATGAAGATGCTGAAAAAGAATTAGAAGACATTAAACAAAGGATGGTACTTGAATATGAACTCCCACCCTATGATTTTATCGGTTAATTATGGCACTTAATCCCTTTTTTCTACAAGGTTCTGCAAACGAACAAAGATTAATTCAAGAACTCATTAATGAGCAATTAAAGATATATGGAGTTGAAGTTACATATATTCCAAGAAAATTTGTAAGAAAAGAGACAATTATAAGAGAAGTAACAACATCAAAATTTGACGATAATTTTGCTATTGAAGCATATTTGGCAAATTATGAGGGATATAGTGGTGCTGGTGATATTTTAACAAAATTTGGGATGAACTTGAAGGATGAACTCACCTTAATAATTTCAAAAGAGAGATTTGAGGATTTCATTTCACCATTTTTAGAAGCAATGAATGATGATGAAATTGTATTATCATCTCGACCAAGAGAAGGTGATATTGTGTATTTTCCTTTGGGGAGAAGATTATTTGAAATTAAATTTGTTGAGCACGAACAACCATTTTATCAGCTAGGTAAAACATATGTTTATGAGTTGAAGTGTGAACTATTCGAATATGAAGATGAACTTGGTGGATGGAACAATGAGAATACAACAGTGGAAGAAATTGATAGTATATTAGTAAATCAAGGTTATATGACTTCTCTTGAATTATTCTCACTTGGACAAACTGCTACGGGAACTGCAACTACTACATCTGGATATGTTAGGAGGGTTATTTTAAATAATGATGGTTATGATTATACATCTGCACCAAATGTTGCTATTTCATCAGCACCTTCAGGAGGTACGAATGCGACAGCAGTTGCATCTATTAGACAAAAAGGTGGAGTATTTTCAATAGAAAATATCTTATTAATCAATCCTGGTTTTGGTTATACATTAGCACCTACCGTTACAATCACTGGGGGAAACGGTACAGGAGCTGCTGCAACTTGTGAAATTGTAAATAATTATTCTGGCATATCTACTGTACAAATACAAAATTTTGGAAGTGGATATCCAGTAGCACCAAATATTACTTTTAGCACTCCTTCTGCAGGATTGGCAGTCACTGCACGAGGATTTGTATCTATAAGTAC